GATGAGTGGATCAAGTTCCCGGAGAAATCCCCGGTAGGTTCCATCATCCGCAAGGAAGCGCCAGCTATAGTAGCTGCGGCCCAGAAAAAAGCCGTTGAAGATTCCTTAAAACAAATTCAAGACAACGAGTGGACCGACTAATGCGCTGGCTTGTTGTTTTCCTTTTTATGTCTTCCCCGGTGTTTGCAAATTCCGCGACGACGACAAACGTCCTTCCAAACTTATCTACGTTCACAACAAGCGGCTCAACAACTTCAAGTTCTACATCTGGATGCACAGCGGGGCAGTTTTGCACAGGTAATTCCACGGCTGGGGGAGGAACGTATACGAGCAGCTTCAGCGTCCCTCTGACCGAGGCCGAGGTTCAAAGGGGATTTGATCTCAACAGTGCGGTGACGGTGGATAGCCATCAATCTAATTCTACTCTTGCGACATGCGTCAGCACTACGCAGGCGGGGGACTGCCGCGATCTTTTTACGTTAGGTATCACGCTTCTAGACGGGGACGCAGTAGCGAAGAAATTCACGCACGAGGTAGAGTTGGACTTTACTGGCAACAGGCTGTTCTCGTTTTCGGACTCGATAGCAGCGAACAGCTTTGGAATTTTGACGGGGAGCTTCTCCCTGTTTGGCATAGACGCGGGATTTCACTCAGGCTTTTATGGACCCAAGTTTTCTGATCCCAGCTTGACGTTCACGTATGAGCAGATTGTTGAGCAGCAGATCCTCGACCAGATAGTGCAGAACGACATCATTGCTGCCGCGCCGCCGGTTCAGATTGTTGCGGCTCCCCCTGTTGTAGACCTGCCGCCCCCTCCGACAGCGGCCCCGATTGTTGTGGCTTTGGCTCCCACTGCTCCCTCTGAACCGCCCCCTCCGCCTGAAATTGCTCCAATCCAAATCGACCTTCCACCACCCCCTATGGAGCAGCAACAACAGGAGGCTCAAGCCGAGGCAACCATCGAGGCACAGATAGAACAGGACATAGAGCCACCCGCACCAGAACCAACGGCAGAGGCTGAACCTGAACCTACCTCTGAGCCAGAGGCTGAACCAACGGCAGAGCCCGAACCTGAACCAACCACAGAACCTGAACCTACCTCTGAGTCAGAGCCGGAGCCGGAACCTGTTGCAGAACGCCCCGCCGAAACCAGAGAAGCGCAAGCCCCCGCAAAACCTAAAAGCCGTCAAGAGAAGGTAAAAGCTGCGGCTGAGAAAGCTGTCGCCAAAATCGCGCCATCACAAAGGTACTCTGCGGCGTCTCAGACCACGACTATGGTTGCGATGGGTATGATATCACCTAAGATCGTAGCCCCCAGATCGCTGGTGGACACGCCGGGGTTCTTTACTGGAACGAAAGTACCGGATGGGCCTTCTCTGGTGGACAGGATGCAGAACTATACATTGTTTGGCAGGTCAAACGGGGCGCACAACGCTCTTGTAGAACTTGACTGGAGAAGGTGATGGCTGAAGTTGAAGTAGGCGGTATAAAATTTAAAGGCGGCAAGATGGTTGCCGTAATAATGGCGTTATCGACGTTCGTAGGGGGCATGTACGGCGCTTTTGAGGTCTACAAGGACTATATGGACATGAAAGAGCAGATAGCGTCGTATAAAGCTCCTGACCTATCAGGTTTTGATAAGAAGCTGGCTGTTATGACCAAAACAATGGGCACAGTGACCAAGGAAATGGCTTCTATCCGTACCAGAGTGCTCGAAGTTCAGGAGATTGTGCGGGACACCCGGCAGGATACGCGATCTGATGCAGCATCTCTAGAAACCGCTATTTCTGCTGTGGATAAACGCTCCAGAACTCTTAATGGGGAAACCCGTGCGGCTCTTCGCCAAGGGGAGAAGACAATACGCGGCATTGTATCTAGTGCAAATGAACGATTTGATGCTAAAGTTAACAGTGTTTCGGCTTCAACGCGCCAATCTGAAAAGAATATGCGCGACATCGTTGAATCCGCAGCTACCCGTTTTGATGCCAAGATCAACGGTATTGATTCAAAACTAGATGCTTTTGAAAAGCGGCAAGATAAAAAGCTGCAACGAGCTTTAGACAACCCACTCTTGAGGAAGTAACATGGCAAAGCAAAAGAAACTACAAAAAGACAGCAAGCACAACGAGATGGACCTTGATGGAGATGGCATCGTCAGTGACTCAGAACTTGCAGCGTCCGTAGTTCTGACCCAACACGAAAAGGCCGACGCGCAGAGACGTATGGCGTGGGTAGCGATGGGGTCTATGATTGTTTTTACTTTTGCAGTATTTTTGCCCATATTCCCAGATGGTCGGATTAAGGCCCTGAGCGACCTTTTCGGGCTGTTTTACATCGGCCAAGCGGGCGTGATAGGCTCGTATATGGGCATGACCGCCTACATGGCTAAAGGTAAATAATGTTAAAGATTTACCTTCTAATAATTGTCCTCGGTTTTGTTGGTGGATCAGCTTACGGCGCGTACTATTATTATAAGGACAGTCAGCGGCGCATCCAAATTTTGACCGAGAACACGGCCAAGCTAGAGACAGCCAAGCAGATGCAGGATGACACCATTAACGCTATGATTGAAGACCGGGAGAAGTTTGCGGAGTTAAACAAGGAACTTGGTTTGAAGCTGAATGCAGCCAACGTTTACAAGGATGTCCTTATCGGAAAACTCCGTAAGCATGACCTCGCGAAGTTAAGTCTCAAGAAACCGGGTTTAGTAGAAAAGAAGATCAACAATGGTACGAATAAATTGTTCCGTTCGCTCGAAGTTATTTCCGGCGCTGTTGCTCCTATCACTGCTAAGTAGCGGCTGCAGCAGTTTCAAAGACGTATTGCCGGTTGAGATCAGGACTGTAGAGGTAGAGCGCAAGATACCGACGCCAAACAGACCACGGCCTGTGAAGCTGTCAAACTTGCATTTCTACGTTGTCACAGAGGATACGCTCGCAGCGTTTAAACGGCGTTTTGTAAAGCAGAATGGCGATTTTCTGTTTTACGCAATCAGCGTCAGGGACTATGAGACGTTGGCCCTTAACATGGCCGATATAAAACGGTTTATGCAACAGCAAAAAGAGGTTATTGTGTATTACGAAAAAGCTGTAGCCCCAGCGGGGAAGAAGAAATGATCGAACAACTACGTGACGATCTTAGTGTTGACGAGGGTTGCGTCCATAAAATTTACTTAGACCATTTAAATTTGAAGACGGTAGGGATCGGACATCTTTGCCGTGAGGGCGAGCCTGAATATGACATGGAAGTTGATACGCCTGTCAGCGAGGAACGTGTTAATGAGCTGTTTGACAAAGATATAGCTTGGACTGTGGCCGATTGTTACAAGATCTTACCCGATTTTGATATGTTACCAGAAGAAGTTCGTTTGATCTGCGCTAATATGATGTTCAATATGGGCATTAACCGCATGGGTTTGTTTAAGAATTTCTTAGCCGCCGTGGAAGACCGGGACTGGGGAAAAGCCGCAATCGAGATGGAAGATTCTCGGTGGCATAAACAAGTAACTGCACGGGCAGATCGTTTAATTGTTAGGATGAGGGCACTAGTATGAATAAGAATGTCGCTGCAGAACAACTAGCAGATGGGACGGTAGTATCATCTCACAACATTGAAATCGTGTGCGCTGCTTGTGGGTATGATCTTGAAGAAGCAGAATTAGACGCTGATAAATGCTCGGACTGTGGGCAAGATCTTGGGTTAAAGCGTAGTGTGTCTGTGCAGGCAACTTCTATCCCTGCGTACGGGAAGGCTTAGGAGCAACCTACAATGCCTTTAAAAAAATTAATATTAAAAGCAGGTGTGAACAGAGAAGTAACTAGGTATTCGGCGGAAAACGGCTGGTATGAGTGTGATAAAATACGGTTTCGCCAAAAATTCCCTGAGAAAATAGGTGGTTGGCAGCGTATATCGCAGAATAGTTTTCAAGGCGTTTGTAGATCTTTGTGGGCTTGGCTTACATTAGCCAACCAAAAATTAGTTGGTGTAGGGACTAATTTAAAATTCTACTTAGAACTAGGGGGTACCTATTACGACATAACTCCTATTCGCGCTAGTACTACTAACTCAACTACTTTTGCCGCTACTAACGGTTCTACTACGCTAACTGTAACTGATAACAGTCACGGGGCAGCGGTGAACGATTTTGTTACTTTTAGTAGCGCGGTATCTCTTGGTGGAGCTATAACCGCTACCGTATTAAACATAGAATACCAGATTGTAACTGTCCCCAGCGCAAACACGTACACTATAACTGCGTCTGTAGCTGCAAATTCTTCAGATTCCAGTAATGGAGGTAGTGCTACTGACTCTGCTTATCAGATAAGCCCCGGCCCTGCAGTGCCTGTACCTTTAGGAGGTTGGGGTGCTGGTGCATGGGGTGATGGTACGTGGAGTAATGGTGGAACTTCTACTGTGTCTTTACGTACGTGGAGCCAGTCTAATTTTGGGCAAGATCTTATATTTGGGCCAAAACAAGGGCCAATATACTATTGGGCCGCTAACGATACGGTAAATACTCGTAGCGTACTTCTATCTTCCCTTAGTGGTGCTTCAGACGTACCAACAGTACAAAATCTAATTCTTATATCTGATATAAACAGGTTTGTTTTTTGTTTTGGCCCTAACACCATAAGTACTACTATTCAAGACCCTATGCTTATTAGATGGTCTGACCAAGAAGATGCAACTAACTGGACTCCTTCGGCTACTAATCAAGCGGGTAGTTTGCGTCTATCAAGAGGGTCGGAAATAATATCTGCCCGTCAAGCTAGGCAAGCGGTAAATATATGGACTGATACCGCTATGTATAGCCTGCAGTATTTAGGAGGCCAAACAGTTTGGGGCGCACAACTTATAGGGGAGAACACATCTATAATATCCAATAAAGCAGTTGCATACGCAAATGGCGCTTCTTATTGGATGGGCAAGGATAAATTTTATACGTCTGACGGCAGCAGGGTCCAAACATTAAAATGTGATCTGCTACGGCACGTATTTACTGACCTTGATAAGCTACAGACTGACCAGATATTTGCCGGTACAAACGAAGAATACCATGAGATATGGTGGTTCTACTGCTCTCAAAACTCTACAACTATAGATAAATACGTTATATATAACCACCAAGATCAAATCTGGTACTACGGTACTATGGCTAGAACCGCTTGGTTAGACTCTGGTATGCGCGATTTCCCGTTTGCGGCTACTTACAGTTCTAATATAGTCAATCACGAGGAGGGTATTGATGATAATGAGACTGGCACTACAGCAGGTATAAACGCTTTTATAACTTCTGGTGAATTTGACACTGATGACGGGCATAAGTTTTCGCTTATAACCCGCGTACTACCAGATATGAATTTTGAAGGGTCTACAGCAAACGCACCCGCTGCTACAATAACCTTATACCCCTTACAAAATTCAGGTTCCGGGTATAATAACCCTGCTTCTGAAGGCGGTAACAGCACGGGTACCACTACTAGAAGTGCTACTTCCCCGGTAGAGAAGTATACCGGCCAACTGGACATGCGGGTACGAGGTAGGCAAATGGCTATAAAAGTAGAATCTACCGCTGAAGGAGTTCAATGGCAGTTAGGGTCTCCAAGACTAGACTTACGGGTTGATGGGAGAAGGTAATGTCCGCTAGGTTCAACACAAATTTAGAGTTTGGCACCCCTCCTATATCTTTTGCCCCAATTGAATACGAACAGTTGTATTTTAATCAGTACAACGAAACGTTAAGGTTGTATTTTAATCGGGTCGAAGGAGCGTTAAAAGATGGAGTAACCCAAGAGTACGCAGAATCTGCTGCATGGTTTATGGGCTGATGGCTAATAATTACAAAAATGCAAAATTAGATTTAACGGCTACTAGCGTAACTACGCTGTACACATGCCCCGTTGCTAAAACGGCTGTGTTTAAATCTATATTAGTCTCTGAAGATTCTGGAAATGCGGATACTATAACAGTTACTGTAACCAATGGGTCTTCAGTGTT